TCATTTCGTAGCCTCAACTTCCCGTACGCCGGCGTCATAGACGCCGCGCGTCAGGTCGATCGACGAATGGCCGGAGATGGCAAACGCGTCCTGGAGGCTCTTGGCGTCGCTCAGGGCCTTGCGCCGGATGTCGTGGAACGTGAAGCGTTCTCCGCCGGCGGCCACGTGCTGGCGCATGATTCGTTGCCAGATGGCTCGGAACCCGCCTCCCGTGTACGGCTGGCCGGCGCGATCCCCTTTCCCCTGGCGGACGACGTACACCCGCGGCAGGTCTGGCTTAAGGGCCTTAGCCTCGGCCAGCGCGGATGCCAGGCGCTCGGAGATGCGGACCGCTAGCCGGGTGCCCGTCTTCGATTGCTCGACAAGCATGCGCAGCCCGTCGGCGTCCGACCATTTCCAGCTGAGCACGTCCTTTTGTCGCTGGGCCGTCAGATAGCCCAACTCCATAGCGATCCGAACCCGGGGCGGCATCCTGGCGTAGACCAGTGCGTACTCTGCGTCGGTCACATATCGCTTACCCTTCTTCGCCGACTTGTTCCGCTTCAGGCCAAGGCACGGGTTGTGCTCGCACCCTTCGACGAACCATACGCCGACGGCGTGCGTGAACACCGTCGACAGGACCGCGACCTGGCGGTTGCGTAGGATCTTGGCCTGCCCTGCGTTAAGGAAGCGACCGACGTCCTTTAACTTGATATCGCCAGGCGCTGCGGCTCCGAACACTGGCCGCAGCGCCTTAAGACACACCAGATAGAATTTCTGCGTGACGGGCTTGAGTGTCGGCAATACCTCGGCGCAATACTTGTCAAAGACCTGATTCATGGTCGTGATTGGTCCGGCCGGCTCCGACAGCGCGGCCAGGAACGTATACAGCGTCGAGTCGTCACCTACTGCGCCGATGCGCGTTGCCTTCTGACCTGGCGGACGGTACCAGTACGCGCCGTGAATGACGTTGACGTATCGCGGTAGGTGTTTATGGGTCGTTCGCTGACGGGCCATTGCTGTCGTCCATTTTGAAGATGAAACCGCGCGGAGGGCTGGCCATCGTGCGCCATATACCCGTAGTCCCTTCCTTGCCGATTAGCTGTAGGTTTGGTCCGCCTACTAATCGGTACGGACCTTTTAGTCCGAGTCGTTCCCCTTCGCTACGCCAGTTATCAAAGTCTGTATATTCGTCAATCATTTGCTAACCCTCGACGCTAGAGAAATCGAGCTTTGGCTTTTTCCGCTTCGGCTCGGCTTCTGTGAATTGGTAAGTCTCGACTAGCGGGTATCCGTCCGCCGGCCGAAGTCGGAACTTTACTCCCAATTCTGCTAACGCTGCTAACTGTTTTGTCCGTTGCACGAATCCGGTTAGCTCGCGTAGTTGCTGCGATGTTAGCCATAAGCCCATGATTTACATAGACCGGGCGTGAAGCCAGCCTAGCACGCCGTATTTCCAGATTAGCGGAGACGTCCACAGAAGGAGTAGCGGGCCGAAGATTGCTAACAGCCCAATCTCTCCGCTATCGAGCATGCACATGAACGACACGACGGTAAAGATCACTAGAAACCACGCCACGGTGTTGTAAGTATCTCCCATTCAATCCCCCAATATCTGGCGTCTTCGCAAGCGTAGCGTCCGGTCCTTCTCGGCCTGCTCACGGCACGGGCCGCAAGCTCCCATGATTAGCCGTTCGAAGTCCTCGCCGCATAGGCGACATTCGCCAGGCTCACCGATTGCTAATTCTTTGGACGCGGCTTTGATCCCGGCTTCGCGCTCGGCTTCCTCGAGGATTTGTGCGCGGTCTGCTTCGTCGGCCATTACGTTCTCTTCGCGCCGGTCGGGTCGAGCCGATGCACGGGCAAGCACGCGCCGTTCATTGGGCCGGCAGCCGTGCCGCTCTTGATCGCGGCCAGCATGGCCTTGCGGATGAAGTCGAAGCAATCGGACTTCTCTTCGAACCTCGGCAGGCTGCCATCCTTAGCGCGGACCGGATCCGCGTTGACGAACGCGCCGTCGACATAGTAGATCCCGACGGGCACAAAGAGGAATTCCGCGTGTCCATCTTCCTTCGGTTCGGTGGGGATTTGGGCCGACGCACTGGCGGCGAGTAGGACGGCGGATAGGGTTAGCAATTTCACTTTGAAGTCTCCTTGTTACCGAATTTCAAACCGTTGAACCAGCGACGCAGCACGTAACTGCGCGCTAGCGAAATGGCCGTGTAGATCAACCCCATGAGGAAGTTATCCGCAAGTGAGATATGCATACCGAACAGCGGAAAAATGCACATGTTCGCGACGAAGTTGATAGAAAAGCCTACCGCGATATTGGCGAACGCTTCGGCAATGGATCCGGCTTGCGTTTGGCTCACGGCTTATACCTATCGTCGATCGCCTTACCTTCGGCGATGTTCTGCAGAACGAACGACACGCGGCATAGTGCGTGCTCTAGCGGATGGCAGCCGCTTTCCGCGTCGACGTCGTGACCCTCGAGGTATTCCTTTATATGGCGCAGTGCGCAGGACAGATTCCGGGTTACTTCCATCCCCTTGCGGTAGTTGTTGAAGTCTTTGTATTTCCCGTGTCCGTATGCCTGCACGCGGCTCATACCCTCAACCGCAGCCCACGGGAGGTTGGCCAGGGGTGCCTTGCCGTTGTCGTACGTGAGGGCTTTGCCTTCGCCGGGTTGGGTTTCGAGGGCGGATTGCTTGCACAAGTCGTCGAGTATTCCGTTGTCGATACCGTCGGCTATGCCCTTGGCGTGGTCGACGGCCATGCGCTCCAATACTTCCCTTGCGGTAGCCACGTTGTACGGTTCGTAGAAGTGATCGGCCGGAATCTCATCCTCTATCGTCTTCCGCGGCTTCGCATACTTGCGGCCTAGTATCTGATTCCCCTTGCACGTATGCGTGTCGTACGGGTCGTAAGTCTGGTCGCAGAAGTTGCATACGGGCATGTCGCCGGCGCCCGTGAATGCCTCCGGTTCGTTTTCGTGTTTCACGCCGTCACCATATGCAGGAACGGCTTGGCGACGTGCCACAGCCAGGGGAGTAGCCAGAAGCAAATTCCCATGATCGCAGCGCCAACGATGACAAAAAATATTGCCATCCCGTAAAATATATTGTCGTTAAACATTCTTCGTCCTCTTCATAGCTTCCTTAAGAATTTCCTGTATGTCTCGTTTGGTCCGCACGCGCGCCAGCACGTCTTCGTCTATCGTCCGGTCCGCAACGATGTAATGAATAAAGACGGCGCGTTCGTGGCCGCTTTGCAGCTGGCGGACCGGGCCGATGCGTTCGATAATCTGGTCGTGGACTTCTGAGTCCCACCACAGCCCGAAAAAGCAAATGATATTTGTGACGTCCTGAAACCCATCAATGCCGTGGCCGGCCGACTGCGGGTGTGCGAACAGAACCGGAATCAGTCCGGCCTTGAAGTCGTCTTCATCCTTCTGTGTCTTCAGCGCCCGGCCTTTCGGGAAGCGCTTAAGTAATCGCGCCAGGTCGGGCTTGAAGTGATACGCGACAAGTACAGGCATTCCTGCCGCTTCCTCGACCACAGACTCGAGCGCGTCAAGCTTGGCGTCGTGGAGCTCGACCCATTGGCGGGTCTTACTGGCAGCCTCGGCGTATGTGTCGGGGGGATCCACGAACATGGCGCCGTTGCAAATCTGTAGGCACTTGATGGTCTTTGCGGCTGCGTTGTTCGCTTCAATTTCGTGACCCTCGAGGACGGTAAACAATTCCTTTTCCATCTCTTTGTAATGCTTGCGCGCCTTGGGCGGCAGGTCGACCTTGATTACGTTCACGATCGGGTCGCGGAGGTCGAACCAGTCCTTTGCATTGAGACTGAGCGTTACGTCGCGCAGCCGGTCTTGTATCTCGGCTTGTGCGTGTGCCAACGGCTCCGACCCATAGCCGGACTTCTTCGGATGGAACCAGCGCTGTATGAAACTCTCATGAGTCCGACCGAGCCGCTGTCCCTGGTCGATAAACCACGCGCAACCCCAAAGATCCTCTATTCCGTTCGGCGCTGGTGTCCCGGTTAGCTCTATGAACCGATGCGACTTGAACGCCACACGCGCCAGGGATCCGGCACGCTTGCCGCCGGCGACGCGGATAAATTCCTTACCAAGCGTGGACTTTTGGACTGACGGCCGAGCGTTCTTTAGGCGCGTAGATTCGTCCGCGACAATCGTTCCGAATGGCCATTCGTCGCCGCACTGCTCGACTAACCATGGCACGTTGTCGTAATTCATGGATACGGCCGCCAGGTTTCCGCGTAGCACTTCGTCTAACACGTCGGCTCGCTCCGCCGGATCGCCGACCATTGCACGCAAGCGGAATCCCTCGAGGTGCGACCACTTAGCAACTTCGTTAGGCCATGTCGACCGCGCGACGCGCAGCGGGCCGAGCACCAGCGCCGGCTTAGTCTCAAGTCCGACGTACCGCAGCGCGTCCAACGCCGTGAGAACGATAACGCCCTTGCCAAAACCCATGGGTAACCAGAGATTGCAACGCGGCACGTCGATAACGAACGGCGTCGCAATCTGCTGATATGGGCGTGGCACATAGTCGCGCATTTAGCTTTTGCTAATCGCCGCCACAGCCGAGAACCGCTCAACGAAGCTATCGACCAGAGCTTTACTGTCGATAATCACGACGGGAAACCCCATTCGCCACAGCTTGGCATGCATACGGGCCTGGCCTTTCCTGGCCGCCTTGCCGGTTGCTTTCGTCTCCACATAGCAGAGACGCGCGCCAGGGAACATCACAATCCGGTCGGGAACGTTCTTCTGTCCCGGGCTCACCCATTTGAAGCAGACGCCGCCGGCGGCCTTGACCTGGCGGACCAGGTAACGCTCTATTTTGTTTTCGCGCATTTACTTGCGGTTCCGCTTGGCCAATGACATTCCGTTGCGCTTGAGACGTTCGTCAATGCGCTGCAGGGTCGCCGTCTGCTTACGGGCTTCCCGGCGGATGTCGGCCAGGAAAAGCACCGCTATACCATCGCGCGAAAGAAACGTAGGCTGTCCATCTAAAGTCCACTCGCCAGCATCGTCGCGGGTCGAGAATTTTCTAACGTCCGCCATAAATCTACCCTCTGTTAAAAAGTGTTCCCTGCGCCGCTGGCGTCGCGCCCACGTCCTGCAGGATTGATTCGGCTTCCTTGACGTACCAGTGGTAGTCAACGTCCGCCGGGAATGTGGCCGGAATGTCCATCATGGGTTGCGCGCCGTCGGTCATGGCGACCTTGCGGCCGTTCACCTTGTACGTGATCGCACCCTTGGCCGTCGTCGAGTAGTACCAGCGGACGGCCTTACCGAGATAGACGTCGTCCTTAACCGCTCCGCCAGCGACCTTCTTGACTGAAACGAACTTGCGGATATCGTCACAGCCCATGATCGTCTCGGCTAGCGCCGTTCCGTACTTGAGGAACTTGGCCGCGGCCTCGACGCATATCTCATTCGTCGGGTTCTTCTGCAGTCCGGCAATGGCGTACGCGCCCTTAAACTTGGCTAGTCCGTCGGTCTTAAATGCCATGTAGTTGTTGACGTCGCGGCTGTAAATGGCCGCGTATTCGGTGGCCTCCGTCGTGAAACCCGTCCGCTGCTCCCAGTCCGCAACGATCAGGTTCATGACAAATACGCTATCGGTAGGGCATTTGATTACAACGCCGTCCGTGTTCGCGCTAACGACGGGTATCCCGAACGCCTCGAGCGCTTCGATTAGCATTAGCAGCGCCAGTTGACCTGTGATCGTCGTCTGTATGAGCAGGTGTGGCGCGTACAGCTTCGACCATTTCGACCCAAGCTTACCGAACGAACCGTTGACGCAAATCTTCAGCGCTTCGGCCGTGACCTTATCGCCGGCGCGTTTGGCCTCGAGGCGCCGTTCCACAATGGCGCGATACGACTTCGTGAACGCGGATCCCATGTGATCCGGCGCCCAGTTGTTGGCCAGGATAATCGCCGGGTAGTAACTGGCCACGTCCCGGTCGATCAGGATATGGTCTGCGTCGGCGACGTGGGCCGTGCTCTTCTCTTGGGAATGGATCCCGCCTATCCCCATCTTGTACGACGTCGAGCCTATGCGGATGTCTGCTTCGTCTAATTCCTTCGGCAGCCCGGCCGAGCCGTTGGCCGTCAGGGAAAATTCTAGACCGTCTATCAGGTTCGCCAGGTTCCACAGCACGTCGGAGGTGAAGCGGATGCACGCGGGCCGGATGTACTTGAACGTCGTCCCATACGCCACCTCCGGCCGGATCACGGGTGCACCCATGACCTTAGACACTTCGTCGACGATTACGGCCTCGGCTATCTGTGCGTCCGACTTGCTGCGCAGGTCCATGCCGTACTTGGCCGACATCTTCTCGCGGAGCTCAATCTGCGGTAGGAGGTGCTTGTACAGGCGTTCCGTGTTGCGTAGATCCTTGGCGCAGTAGTTGCGGACGACCGGGCGCCGTTCTGGCGTAATGCTCTCGCTCGGCTCAAACGGCAAGTCTTGCAGTTCTTCGCAATGCAGCCGAGCTCCGTAAATCTTGAGGCTGGCCTGGCCTGGCGCGACTTCGATCAAGTCGACGTGGTCCAGGTCCTGCAGTAGCTTGAAACGGAATTTCTTCTCTAAGTCCCATGGCTTGAGATTGTTCTGGATAATGGCGTCGCACGCGGCCTTGATCGTGGCGCAGTCGGCGCCCTTCAGCGCCAGGGAGAGCAGCGGAATGTCGAAGTTATTACCGTTGAACGTGACTATCTGGTAGTCCTTCAGAATCTCCGCAATCACTTTGACGTGCAATTTCTGGCCGGCATGGCATTCGAAGCTCTGGACGTATTCAGAACGCACGTTACGAAACATGACCAGGAAGTAATCCTTATAGATTTCCGTGTCGATTACACAGACGGGCCTATTCACGTTTTTTTGCCAATTCGTAATCCAATCTAAAGCGAAGTTTGCAGGCGGCCATTGCGCACTGTTCCCTTTGCGCATAAGTACCTTTATGCCAGAATCTTTTGCGTAGCGCGCGCAAACGTTCGCCGAGCGGCGAAGTGTCGGTAGTGGGGAGCACTTCTAGACCCTGTGACCAGGCGCGTAAGTCGTCAGCGTCGAAACCTCGAAGCGCGAGAGACGCGGCCCTTTGTATTTGATTCATACTCGATCCCGCCTCAAGATGTTCTCTTCAGGCGTCACGGCCTCGAGGTGCGCCGGGTTGATGCACAGCGTATTCCGACACCCGTGGTCGACTTCGTAACCTTCGGGAATCGGGCCGCGGAAGTGCTCGTACGAGACGCGATGCGCTCGGCGGCTGACGTGCTTGCCTGCGATCCTTAAAGATATCCGACCGTCGACCCGGCCGCCGCGGCGCTTGGACGTCTTGCCTAGCCACAGCCAGCAATCGCAGAACGGATGCAACACGGAATTCGCGATCAGCCGCGCCTCGAGCGTCGGATACCGCTGGCCGTTACGGGAAAAAACCGCGGGCTCCGTAGCCCGCAAGTCCTGACCCTCTTTTGCTTTGCTCTTCATGGGCAAATACTAATGTGATTTAGCGATTGCTAATCGGACGTGCGTCACAGTTCAATGTCGTCCTCGACGATGCTCGAGAACGCGTCGGCCGTTACCGGAGCTCCGCCGGCGAACGCGTCGCCGTCTTTGCGGAAGCGCAGTCCCTTGAAGGATGAGGAAACGCCCTTTCCTCCGACCTTGTGGGCGTAGGCGTAGACTTCCACGATCGCGTCCGCATAGCAGCCGGAGTAAATCACCCCATCGTCTGCGGTCAGCGGAGTCCCGTCGCGGTTCAGAACCGTGGGGCGCTTCTCGTTGCTGGGATTGATGTAGAAATTGCCGGCGTACCCGTCATATTTCTTCGCGCTGCCGTCCTTCAGTACCCAATTCTTGCCGCCGTCCTTCGTCTTGGCTAGGGATATGATCTTGGCAGCATCGGCGCCCCATTCTTCGTTCGCGACGGCCACGGCCGTGTCCTCGATCAACTTGTACGCGGGATGCGTAGGGGGAAACAGGCACGTGACGGAATAAAGATCGCGTTCGCTCCCGTCCATCCGCTTAGTTTCGAACACCGCATCGGCAAACGCCAGGCGGATCATTGTCAATTCAATATGCTTACCCATTAATCACCTATCCTTTACGATTTGAGAACCAACCAAGTGAAAAGCCATCCGCAGACGGCGCCCCATACCCACACGACGAAGACGCCGAGGATCAAGATTCCGATTCCGGTGCTGCTCCCGTCTTCCTGTTCAACTTCTTCGTTCATGCTACTTCCTCCGTAATCGGTGAAAACTCCAGCGGCTTGACGGGCGACGGGATATCCTCAAGTGAGATGTCCCACGGGCGGATGTCGGCCATTCTAGGATTCCATATCTGGCGAGGCTTGCGGCGGACGTGGAGCAACCTGGCGGCCTCGAGCGAGTATTTGATACCCTTCGGCCGGCCGAACTGTTGCACGTACATGCTGTAGCACGTGTCCCAACACTGCTTAGAGCTCACGCAGTTGGCCAACGCCTTGGCGGCCTTGACCTTCCCGATACCCTTCAACCCGGGCACGTTGTCGACGTCGTCGCCGGAGAGGACTTGCGCGAAGAAATTAAGATCCGCCTGGCGCGCATCGATTAGGACCAGGTCGCCGGTCGTGAAGTTGTAATGCCAGCCAGGCAGTTGCATCAAATCCTTGTCGATTGAGCAGCACACGCTGTTAGGATCCTGCGTCATGAGGATGCCTAGCCGGTCGTCGGCTTCCTCTCCCTCGGTCACAATGGCTTTCCAGTGCTTGGTCAGATGCTCACGGATCGCATGGTAGTTCTTCGGACGTTCGCCGGAGCGGTTGCCCTTGTACTCGGCGCGCGTGGCGTACCGATGGCGGAAGTTGCCGACTCCGGAGAGGACTATGATCAAGTCTTTGGGTGAACCGTCTAGACGGTTGCGGATGTCGAGCAGGATAGCGTCGGTTGCTTCGATCGCGTCGGCTTCGGGTTTGGCTTCTTTGCGGGACCAGATTTTGCCGAAAACTGCCTTTTGTTCCTTGGCCGTCTTCGCGTCGCCAAACTCGCAGTAATCGTATGGTGTGCCGTTATTGCCGCCACATTCGGCCAGATAATGCGTTTGCTCCGTGGCATACCCCGCACGGTACGCCAGCACGTCGCCATCGATTAGCAACTTCATTGCGCCGACCAGATGAGAATGACCAGCATTAGGACAGCGAGAACACCGATCCACAGCATGGAATATACATCCTTGGCGTCTTGCTTGCTCATGAGCGGAAGACCACGAAGAAGAATCGCCACAGCATCCCGACGGCGATAACCGAGGCCAGCACCCCGGCCCACAGAACACCGAAGAAAAACCAGGCGACGATTAGACCGACGCAGCCCACGTAGAACGTAGCAAGCGCAGCGGCTTTCAGGTCTTTCATGTGTCCATCACCCACAGAAACACGATGCGCCAGAAACAGACGCCGACGACCACGGCCGCGGTTACGGTATTGGCCAGCGCCAGGATCAGCCAGCAGATGAGAAGTAACGCGATCGTTAGGCACGTGGCAACCACAATGGCCTCTGTATACACACCCTTGAAAAAGGATTTCATGCGTTCACCCTGTAGAGTTTGCGCGTCCGATCCGTCAGCGATTCCTCACAGATGCCTGCGAAGTCGCACACGGTCGCGCGCCATTTGTTGTGAATTCCTACCAGCCATCGGCGGGCCTCGGATCGGGCTTTGACTGCGTTGCGCCAGTGCCTGACGTGCTCGACGTGGTCGGACCTGTTAGTGAAATCTGAGCGTTTGCGCAACGTCGGCAGCTTCGCTTGAGCGTCTGCTAATGCTTGAGACAAAACCGCGAACCACAGTTGCCGCTCCGGCGACCCTGTCCCTGTGTGCGCGTATCCTGTGTCGGTTGCGATCACTTAGGCGGCCTTCATCGCAACTTGAATTGCGCCGAGCGCCTCGACTAGCTTCTCGGCCGGGATGGCCTGCAGAGACTTGACGTTCAAGTGCTTGAGCGCAGCGGAGAGCGCCGGCTTACCCTTGGCAGCAATCAGTTGGGAGGCGGCCGTAAGGACGTCCGTAACGGTTGCCGTGGCGATTGCGCCGGCTTCGGCGGCCAGCGGTGCGGCGGCCGTTGCGCTGACAGCGAGCTCGGCGGCGATACCCGCGGCTTTGCCGATGTCCTGCGCGACAGTGGCACTGGCTGGCGGACTGGCAATCGTCTGGAGGCTCGGCGTAACTCCGGCCAGCGCTTGCGCCATTCCTTTCCAGCACGCGATCAAGTCGCCAATGGCCGCGGTATTCGCGGCGATCGTTTCTTCTAATGACATTTCGAACCCTCTAAATAAGCGTTTGCTAACCTTGGAGACAAAAGAAAACCCGACCATTTCGGGCCGGGTTTCTCTTCATCTGTAGGTGTGAGTCTCCACGGGTTGGGACATTAGCAAATGCTCACGGCCCTTGTCAAATCTTTATTATGAAATGCGTGCCGGTCATGCTCAGACTGAGGTTTAGCCCTTCTTCGCCTATGTCCTCGAGTGGGACTTTTAGTACAGTCGCCGCGCGCTTTACTGGCGCCTCATGCTGCCCGCCCTTATGCATCTCTTCCGCAATCGCTCGGACCCTTGCCGATAGGAACGGGTCCACCTTCTTTACTGCCATGTGCATTCATTGCTCCGGATATAGTGTCAGTCGATCAGATTTAGTATCTTCTCGGCGAGCTCGGCGTCTATCGTCCCGTGCTTGACCCCCTGTGAAAACACTATTTCGACCACGATCCCAAACTTAGTGTTAGTAAGAGTTTGCTTACGTGTCGATAGCAAAGAATTTACACAGGCCAGCGCTTCGCTAATGCCGGGCACATCACGGTTTACGGATCCCGGGACACGGTCTAGTCCGTCTAGTGAACCCGGGATGTCAAGCGATCCGGATTTAAGCCCTAAACCCTTCTCAAACTTGCGCGCCGTCTTCTCAGTAAATGGCCGGATACCCTGTATCAACTGGCTTACCCAGCTAGATCCGGCCAGCTTCAACCGCTTGGCGACGGCCGCATGTCCGCCAAGCTCCTGTACAACCCTCTTCAAATTGGCCCGCCGAACGTCGTTCGGCATAATGGTACTCATTCTTCCACCCTCTCAAATGTCAGTCTAAATACTTGTTTTCCGCTAGCACATACCCGCAATCGCGTATGCGTCACACTCTCAGGCTTGCCGTAACCATTAGCGTTTGCTAACGTACATACCCGGTGATGAGCAGAGACGTTAGCATTTGCCATAATCGGAATACAAGAGGGTACGGACATGATTCTTGACTTTTTTTCAAATCTGCCCATACGCAAGCGTCCTGCAATCCGACCTACCGCGACACAGCATGCGTTGGAGCGACGCCAGGCAGAGAAGATTGCCGAGCTACGCGCCAACGGCTTCCATGCCCTGGCCCGATGGTTCTCCGAGAACCCCGAGCGCGTGGGCTAGCTTACTAACTTTTGTGAGGGTTTCAAGTGAATAAATCCGAATTTGGCGTAGGACTGTGACGCGCGGCTTCTGGTGTTTCGTCGGCGGGATCGGGTTTGTAGCCTCGATTGCATTCGGCCAGTGGGCCGGAATCGTGGGGTGGATCCTGGTCGCCGGATTGGCGACGCAACTGCCGGCGGCGGAGTGAGCCTCTACACGGCCGCGGGTATCGGGATAGTCATTCTCATGGCCGCGGCGGCCTTCATTGGCGAATGGTGCGGGATTCTCGCCTTTGCCATAGCCCTTCTAATGGTGTTTGAGCTCGACTTACATGCCGAGCCGGAAAGTGATGATAACGACGACCTAAAAGGAGATTCTCTATGAAAGGATTAATGCTCGGTCTTTTGTGCTTGATTGGCGCCACGGCATCGGCCGACACTCTTCTGCAGTTACCCGTACCGACCAACGCCAAGACCATTGCTGGCCCGGCATATGCCCATTGCGCAACTGCGGGATTCAACGCAGACGGCACCGTGCGCGGCAATTGCCAGGCTACTCACTCGGCGGCCTGCAGTGGTCGCGGATGCCAGCCCGTGCGAATGGTTTACAACTTTGTCGCCTCATGGGGATCCGACGGCTACTCGCTGACATCGATTCAATGCAGCGTGACCCGCCGGCATGTCCCGCAATTGCCTGTTACCACGTACACGCCTGGCTATGACGCGGCTACTTGCCCAGAGCCGAATTACAACCCGACAGGGACGGTAGTCGTTATCAACGGGGTGCCGTATTTCTATGTGAGTACGGATACCAACGGTAATGAGGTTGTCAACAGCAACTACGCGGGATTCCTGTTTATCGTCGGTGGGGCCGAGCCTGATTACGGCAAGTTCGAATAGTGATGAGCAACAGAGCGGTCACGCTTATCGCGATCGGCTTAATTTATGGCGCTATATTCGGACCGCTTCTGTTCTTCACTCTGCGCGATACCTGCGTAGCCTTTTGGTCGAAAAGTTAGCATTTACTCAAGGATTCAGGACAATGAAATATTTTTTGCTTATCGGCGCCCTGTTTGGGGCGGCCTGCGTCGCGCAGAGCGTGACAATACCCAGCCAGTCGACCACGGTTAGCGTACCGTCCGCCGCGGTTACCGTGACGATCCCCTCACAGACGATTACGGTGATGATCCCGCCTCAGTCGATCGTTGTGACGTTGCCGGCGCAGACGGTTCCCGTGACGCCGGCACCCGTCATTGTAGTCACACCTCCCCCGGTCGTGACTCCGCCAGCCTCCGCCACGGCATGGGGCTATCACGCTGGTGTGTGGTCGTGGGCCACCGATTACTCGTTTGCCGTCAAGGTCAACTACGCAGACACCGTCGGCAATGCGCCGGGTAAGGACATCGCGGTATCCCTGACCAACGCGTGGGGCGGATGGCTGCCCGTGATGGCGGCCAATTGGAAATACTCGACTGCTGGATATACCAAACTCACGTTCTCTCTTAAGCCGACCGTGGCGAACCAGCAATGGGCTGTCTACTTCGTGGGCGCAGGTGATGTCGCGTTGCCCGCGGGTTGCGGCAAGGACGTCCTCAAGTACGGCCCGGCGCCCGTTGTCGGCCAGTGGGCAACCTATACGATCCCCCTGAGTGACTTGTGCGTGGGTGGCGGGATCGACGTCTATAAATTCGGCATCCAAGACAAAACCGGGTTGAGCGTAAATACCTGGTACGTGAACGACGCAGGCTTTACGAACTAAGAAACAGAAGTGCCCTGGTAGACGGCTGTACCGCGGAGCGGGCCAATAGTCTACCGCCTTAATATTTGAGAGGGTTTCACAATGATTTCAGTACCTCCGTTCCCCGAAGAGGCTGTATTGGCGGCCGAGCGTAAGGAACTGGCCAATCGCATATTGATTGCGCTAATGCCTAACACGCGCCTATCCCCGGTAGTCAATTGCGATCTAGTCGCGGCATATGTCGTCAGGCTGGCCGATGCGCTCCTAGCCGAGCTTGCCAAGTGAGTGAAGAGGAATGGATCACCTGCCGAACCTCCGATCTTAAACAGGTCATAGCAAACGCCATAGCGCCGCTGTTCACGGAAAACGAGACGGTCAAGACTATCTGCCAGCAAGCGCTCGACGTGGCCCGCGACCGTTCGAACGTGCTCGAGGTGGTGTGGGCGCAGAACTGGCTAGCCAGGGAAGCCCTTAAGCGATTGCTCGACGACAACGAACACGCGAAGCACAGCTGCGGGGATCCTATCGATGAATGCCCGGTAGCGTTTGCGCGCTACGTGTTGCGTGGGCCGGTGAAGCAGTGAAGGTGCTCGACCTATTCTCGGGCATAGGAGGATTTTCCCTTGGACTTGAACGCGCAGGAATGGAAACGACAGCGTTTGTGGAATCTGACAGCGTTTGTGGAATCTGACAGTAAGTGCCGTGCTGTGCTTGCTCGGCATTGGCCAAATGTGCCTTGCTTTCCGGATGTTAGGACACTAGATGTCACAGAAACAGTTGACGTTGTATGCGGCGGATTCCCTTGTCAGCCCTTCAGCACAGCCGCTCGAGGACGTAACAACGCCGTCGACCTGGTGGCCCGAGTTCCTCCGAATCATTGGCGACGTTCGCCCGCGTTGGGTTATCGCTGAGAACGTACCTGGTATCGGAGACGACGGAGTTGACCGGGTGTCCCGCGATCTTGAACGCCAAGGCTTTGCCGTCTGGCCGGTTGAAATGGATACTTCACCGCCAGGGCGGAGCCGCGGCCGGCAGCGTATCTTCTGGCTGGCCTACTCCCACAGCAACGGCCAATCACGACGCGCCCAGCATGGCCAAATGGCCCGCATACGCCCTGTATCACCGTACCGCTGGTCGGACGACTCCGCGCCTGTGGGAATGGATGATGGGCTACCCGGACGGATGGACCGGCTAAAGCAATTGGGCAATGCGGTAACCCCTTACGCAACTGAAATCATTGGACGAGCGATAATGCGGGCCGATCGATGACGCCGGCCGACTACGAAGCCCTTGGCTGGGCGCTGGTGCCCATTCCCGCCGGCACTAAGGGGCCGAACACGAAGGGCTGGAACCTCGCAGAGAACTGCCGCCTACCGCCAGGTTGGGCGGGGAACGTCGGCCTAGCGCACGCATACAGCGGCACGGCGGCGCTGGACCTGGACCGGCTAGGCGATGCGGCCGTGTACCTTAAAACACACAATATTGACCTAGATTGTCTATTACAGGCTACAAACGCCGTGCGGATCGACTCCGGGCGGCCCGATCGCGCGAAGCTACTGTATAAATGTCCAGTAGTGTTGCGGTCCATGAAACTGGCTAAGGGGGCGCTTGAGCTCCGTTGCGCGACGGCCGACGGACTGACGGTGCAAGACGTCCTGCCTCCATCCATACACCCTGAGACGGGCAAGCCGTACGTTTGGATTGGGGATCCGGCGAAGCTACCTACCATACCTACCGAACTTTTAGCGCTGTGGCAGCGATTAGCAAATGCTAATGTAAACCGAGAGTTGACGGAATCCGCAAATAGCGAACGGCCATCGATCGAGGAACTGCGCCGACTGCTGGCCAAGCACAGCCCTAACGCGCCATATGAGGCGGAGGAGGGGGACTGCTTCCTATTCACGGGCATGGCCGTCAGCGACGCCACGGGCAACAGTGCCGAGGGCTTCGCGCTGTGGGATGAGTTCTTATGGCCAGGCGTCAAGTACGCCGAAGGTAAGCCGCATCTGCGCGCCCATTGGCGTAGCTTCAAGGCCGGCGGCGGGATCACTTGGGCATGGCTGAAGAAGGGCGTACCCGTCGACGCGTCGGACTTCTCGCTGCTGGCCGAGGTGGATGATATTTCGCTAGACGATGACGAAATTACCCAACAGCCTGCCGTTGCGTTGGGTAACGCGCTGGCGCGCGACGCCAACGACTGGCCAGTCCTGCGCCGGAAGAAGAACGGGCGCATAGAATCCAATTACCTGAACATCCATAGCGCCGTCGCCTGTTCCTCATTCTGTCAAATGCATATCGGCTATGACACGTTCCGCGCGGAGCTCATGCAAGCGCCGGCCGGCTCCGAGCGCGGCCAGTTGCGCCCGTTCGCAGACAATCACTACGGCCAGCTGCGCCGGGCGCTCGAGCAGCGCGGCTTCTACTCCACCAGCGTGGATAACGTCCGCCAGGCCGTGGCAGAGGTCGGAGCGGCTAATACCTTTGACTCGGCGCAGGATTGGCTCGAAAGCCTGTCCCACGACGGCAGGGAACGCTGTGTGACGTTCCTAACTACCTACTTCGGGGCGCCGGACACCGACTACACGCGCGCTGTATCGCTGTACCTGTGGACGGCGCTTGCCGCGCGGGTGATGTCGCCAGGGTGCCAGGCTGACATGGCCGTGATCATGGTAAGCAGCCAGGGTGAGCGGAAGTCCACGGGTATCTCGAGCCTGGTGCCGCGGCCGGAACAGTTCGTAGAGTTGAACTTGGACGAAAGCGACGACGATCTAGCCAGGAAGATGTCCGGTTGCCTGATTGGTGAACTGGCGGAGCTCCGCGGCCTGGCTACCCGGGACTTGGAGTCGATTAAGTCCTTCATTACCCGCAAACACGAAAAATGGGTGCCTAAGTACAAGGAATTCGCCAACACATACCCGCGGCGATTGATTTTCATCGGCACGACGAACAAGCGTGAGTTCCTGGCCGACGAAACGGGCGAACGTAGGTTCTTACCCGTGGATGTGGTCAAGGCTAACCCGGAGGCTATACGTCGGGATCTTGAGCAACTGTGGGCCGAGGCCAGAGAACTATACGACGTGATCGGGATAGCTTGGCAGAGAGCCGAGGCGCTGGGTCGGATAGCCGTTAAGGCGTACAAGGTTTCGGACGCGTGGGACGATTCCATAGCTATGTGGTGCGACGCACATTTGGACTGCGGGTTCACTACTACGGACGTCGCGACGGGCGCTCTTGGGATCGATGTGAAGCACGTAAACCGTGCGACAGAGATGCGCATTGCACGCGTGTTGACGGGTATCGGATATACCAAAAAGGCGGTCAAGGAACACGGGGTTTTTCGTCGGCTATGGTCATTATGAGGGGCGGCGGTTGCAACCTTTTTCTGAGGTTGCAACTAGGTTGCAACCGCGTTGATTTAAAACAGGAAATCGGTCAAAAGTTGCAACCTCCCAAGGTTTCTCCGAACCTTTACATGAAAAATATCTGTGGATAAGTCGAACCGAATCTGTGGATAAGTGGCACCCCCTGGCCGGTATGGGAATTCGTGGGAGAGGTTGGGAAATGCATTCGAGGTTGCAACTTTTTGGTCGGAATTTAACGTAATAGAGGAAGTGTTAAATGGGTTTTCAGCGCAAAAAAGAGACTTCGAAAACGTACGAAACCGTCGACCGTTGGGCACGCTGGGCGCGTAACGGTTCGGGGGGTGTTCAGGGTTGGTCGACCAGTTCGGCAAGCCACCGATTGGCAGAGCAGCATCGGACTGGCGTTCGGTATGAGCCGGGTTTCATTTCTAACTACATGGATCCGGAGACGGCCGCGGTTGATCGGGTCGTCACGGGATTACCCGAACCGCTTAAGGGCGTGCTAATGGCGGAGTTCTTCACGTATGGGGTTGTGGAGATTCGAGCCAAGAAGGTCGGCCTAGGAAAGCGGCGGTTCTTTGAACTGCTCGACTCGGCGTTGCTTGTCGTGGGTGCTAGATTAGCAAATGCTATTGACAGCGCACATGGAAGTCGCTAATGTCGCCACACTGCCGCGATTCACGTTCTAACCCTCGACGTCGGATCCCGTGCAGCTTAAACACGCGTTCCGCGTTGTTTTCCGCACCATCGGTGCGGCTTTATAATGAACCACATGCCAGCACGCATACCCACGCATAGGCCGTTAGGCGCTCGTACAGAGTTGGCGCGTCAGCGTGTGGTGAACAGCCGTCGTGCTGGCTCGAGCACTGCTCTAGGGTATGGCCGGCTATGGCAACGCATACGCGCTGCTGTGTTGGCCATGCATCCTATGTGTGTGCTGTGCTTGGCTATGGGTGTGCGCACTGTGGCTACTGAGGTAGACCACATAGATGGGTGCAGCACGAACAATGCTAACTCTAACCTACGCCCACTGTGCTGCCCGTGTCACTCGAGGCGCACTGCATCGGATCAATCTTTCGGTAGACTTATCAATCGATCTAAATAAATGATAGGTTACGTTGCTTTCATGCAACATGGTGTTGCGTCAAAGCAACACACACCCCCTATCCAGTGCTAAACTATGAGCCAAATTCACGTCGAACGCGCGTTTGTGGAATATTTTACACAGTCAAAAGTCAGTGTCTGGACATCCATACAGTAGTTTTTCGGGATCAATCAAGAATTTAGATGCGTACAGGCAGGCCACCGAAGACCGCAAAGGCGCTAGATCTGGCCGGCGCGACCCGCGCAGACCGTCCGCGTAAAGAGCAGGCAAACTTCACGCCATTGCAGTACGTGCCCGACGTTCCGAAGTGGATCGAAGGCGACGAACTGGCCGCAGCCGAGTGGCGCAGGCTTGCTCCCCTGCTAGTCGCGGACAACGCGCTGGCCGAGAAGGACATTCAGACGCTGGCGCATCTGTGCGTCACGCAAAGCCGAATCATGCGGAACTTCCGCGGCGATACAGACATTGACGGCGAGCCGATCAGCGCAGCCGGGTGCCACACGACGTACATTAAGTACGCATCTGCACTCGGCCTTGCCTCCGGCTGGCGTGCGAGGGTGCCAGTAAGTGAAAAGAGTAAGCCGGAAAACCCGTTCGAAGGGCTCAAGCAGTTCGCCAACTGATTTTGTTGCCGTAGCAAAGGCTTACGCCGCCGAGGCTGTGGCCGACGTCAAAGGCGTACGGCATGGCAAGTTCTTCCGATTGGGCGCACAGCGTTTCCTTTCGGACTTGAAATTAGCAAATGCTAAAGGCGCGCCGTTCACGTTCTCGCCGGCATGGGCTAACCGGGCGTGCCGGTTCCTCGAGTGTCTGCCGCACGTCGAAGGTAAGTGGGATACGCCGACGATCGTTCTACACCCGGCGCACGTCTTCTTCGTTGTGAACTTGTTCGGATTCCGATCGCCGGATGGCGCGGTCCGTCGCTTCACTTCGGCGCTGCTGGCGACCGCGCGTAAGAACGCGAAGAGCACAATATCCGGGGGTATCGCGCTGGCGTGCTTGTGTCTCGAGGACGAACAAGGCGCGCAGGTTATCAGCGCAGCGACGACGGGTAGCCAGGCGCGGATCATATTCAACGTTGCCAAGCGAATGGTTGAGAAGACCAGCGCACTGCGCGACACGTTCACGCTCGAGCCGCTGGCTAACGCAATTGTGCGGCACGAAATCGGCGGGGTGTGCAAGCCGATCAACGCCAAGGCGTCGACGCAGGACGGGCTTAACCCGTCGGTGTGTGCGTTGGATGAGATACACGCACACAAAGATCATGACCTTTTAAACGTGCTCCGGTCAGCCGCAGGCGCTCGACGGGCACCCCTATTTCTGTACACGACAACCGAGGGTTACGAGAACCCGGGGCCGTGGGCTGAGCTCCGCTCCTACTCACAGCAATTGCTGCAGGGTCTAGTCGAGGGTCAGCACTTCCTGGCGTGCTTCTTCGCTGTCGACGACAAAGACGACGACTTCGACGAAGCCACGTGGATCAAGGCTAACCCCTTGATGAGTGTCAATCCGCATCTGGCCAGCGAGATACGCAAGGAAGCAGCCGAGGCGCGATCGATGCCCGGTCGCCTGGCCGAGTTTCGTATCAAGAGACTGAACCGACGCGCGGCCAGTGCTGAAGCGTGGGTGAACCTGACGAAGTGGAACAAAGGTAACAAGCCTGTCGACCTGGACGCGCTACAGGGATTGCCGTGTTGGGGCGGCCTTGACCTGGCTAGCACGACGGACATGTGCGCATTCCGCCTCCTATGGCAGCGCGGAGATGAGTTTTACACGTGGGGCCGCTACTGGCTGCCGGAAGACGCTGTGAAACGGGCCAAGGCGAAGGGGAATCAGACCTATTCCAGCTGGAGCGAGTCCGGATTACTCACCTTGACGCAAGGCGAAGTGACCGACTACGACCAGATAGAACGAGAAATACTGGCCGATTATCAGCGCTTTTTGCCGTCAAAGATCGCGTTTGACCCGTGGAACGCGCAGCAAATGGCCAACAACTTGGTAGCAGCGGGTGTGCCGATGGAGCAATTCATACAAGGCACGCGCAGTTACCACCCTGCTATGCAGAATTTCGAAACAATTTACACGTCGGGAAAGTTAGCCCACGCGGGCAACCCGGTCCTTACGTGGAACATGGCGAACCTAGTGGCACGAAAAGACGTCAACGAGAACTTGGCGCCGAGCCGCAAGGCCAGCGCGGGAAAGATCGATGGCGCCGTGGCGCTAATCATGGCGTGCGGGCTGCAGGAGCTCGGCGGCGACGGTCTCGGCGATGAAGCGGGCTTTTATAGCCAGCCGGCGGTCGGCTAATGGCGGCCGGTCGCAAAATGATCACCCGGGCTATAAAGAGCTCGGTTGACACAGCTGTCAACACGATTTTCACGTGGTTCGGCATTCCGCTCGACTCGGTAGCCGGCGGACAGGTCGCACAGCACTGGTCGGCGCAGAGTCGCACGACTGGCCAGGTGCTAACGGTCCAGGAAAGCGAGAAATTGTCGGCCGTTTGGGCTTGCGTGCGCCTGATTTCGGGCACGATCGCCAGTCTGCCGCTGCGTGTGTACCAGATAAACCCGTCGGACGGGTCGCACATCGCGCTTCCGCAGCACCAGATACAGCCGATTATCGGACGAAATCCGAATCGGGACATGACGGCTAACCAGTTTTGGGAAGTCATGTTGCGGTCAATGCTGCTATGGGGCGACGGTTTTGCCGAGGTTCAGCGCATCGGATCGCGCGTAATCTCGCTCAAATACCTGCTTCCGCAGCGTTTGACGCGAAATATGCTGTTTGATGGGTCGATTCAATACCTTTACACCGATTTCGACGCCAAACAGTACCAGATTGACGAAAAGAACCTACTTCGCATCCCTGGCATAACGGACGACGGGCGCAACGGCCTGTCAGTAATTGCGTACATGGCCGACGTGCTCGGCATGGCACGCGCCGGCGGGGAAGCGGCCGGCAAGCTGTTCGAAAACGGCATGAGGCCGTCCGGGACGCTGCAAGTCGACAAATTCCTGACCAAAGACCAGCGCGAAGACGTTAAGGCGAACATTCTGCCGAACTTCAGCGGTTCGGGTAACGCAGGCAAGACGCTGGTACTTGAGGGCGGCATGACGTGGCAGTCACTCGGCATTCCGCCGGGTGATATGGAGCTACTCGCTAGCCGCAAATTCAACGTCGAGGAAATTTGCCGCTGGTTTTCGGTGCCGCCGAACATGGTCGGCCTTGCGCAGACATCCAATTACGGAACCGGGATCGAGCAGCAAACGCTTGGTTTCCTCATGTTCTGTCTGCAGCCGTGGCTTACGCGCGTAGAGCAGGCCGTGGCGCGGCGCCTGATTGGGCCGGCCGAGCAGGACGCGATCGGCGTGGAGTTCGACACGGACCGGCTCATGCGCGCGGATAGCGCCGGCCGCGGCGCGTACTACACGGCCATGGCGAACAACGGAATTTTTACCCGCAACGAGATACGCCGCAAGGAACGCCTTGCCGACGTCGACGGGGGAGACGAACTGACAGTGCCCGCCATGCTGACGCTGTTGTCCAAGGTCGGCGAAGCGCCAGCGCCACCGGGCGCTGGGTTGCCGTCACAGCCCGATGAGCCGGCCGCAGCGCCGGGAGAAACGCCTAAATGAAAATGAACCGGAAGTCCTTTGCGTTCGAAATGAAAGCCGCGGGCGACGAGTCCGGCACATTCGAGGGCTACGGAAACGTCTTCGGCGTGCTCGACAGCTACGACGAGATTGTGGCGCCGGGCGCGTTCACGCAGTCACTGGCTGCAACGGCCGCAGCGGGCCGCACGATCCCGGTGCTGTGGCAGCACAACATGTCCGCGCCCATCGGCGTGTATACGTCGGTGACTGAGGACCACGTGGGCCTGAAGGTCGCCGGGCAACTGGCCGTTCCGCAGGTCCAGCAAGCCAACGAAGCGCTGGCATTGATGAAAATGCGGGCCATCACGGATATGTCGATCGGGTACTACGTCCGCGACTCATCCTACGATGAAACGACGGGGATACGCACCCTGAAGCAAGTAGATTTAGTCGAGGTCAGCCTGGTCACCTTGGGCGCATGCCCGACTGCTCAGATTAGCGCCGTCAAAGCGCGGATCGACGCCGGCGACTTCCTCACTTTACGGGAATTCGAAGAGTTACTGCGGGAGCAGGGCTATTCGAAGGCCGCAGCCGCGCGCATAGCCGAGCGCGGATACAAATCGTTTGCAGCTGAGGACAGCGCAGACAAGACGGCAGCGGAACTTCTCAAAACCATCAATCAAATTTGGAGTTAATTCAATGAATGAAGCAGAAATGAAAGCCGTTAGCGACAAGCTGGCGGAGATTAAGAGCGACGTGCTCAAGGCCGCCGAACAGGCCGCCAAGAATCACGGCGACCTGACCACGTCCACAAAGGCGGATATCGACCAGCTTCTGGCGACTCAGAACGAGCTCAAGGGCCGTCTTGCGGCAGCCGAGCAGGAAATCGTCGCGCGAACCGCGGCGGCCGGTGCACAGCCGGTTCGCGTCAAGTCGATCGGTGAGCAGTTCGTCGAGTCCGAGCAGGTCAAAGCCCTTGGCGGCAAGATCATGCGCGGTCAGAACGTGTTCGTGAACGTCAAGACGGCGAACGTGACCGGCGACCTGGCGTCGCGGATCATCCTTCCCGAGCGTCTCCCGAGCTTGCCGCGTTTGCGTCGGCGCTTGTTCCTGCGCGACATTATCGCGTCCGGTACGACTCAGTCGAACCTGCTCGAGTACGTGCGCGAGACGGGCTTCACCAATGCAGCCGATCCGGTAACGGAAGGCACACTGAAGCCGCGGTCGACTTTGACGTATGACCTGGTGAGCACTGGCGTGAAGACGCTGGCGCACATCTACAAGGCGTCCAAGCAGATCCTGGCGGACTTCGGCCAGCTGGCTTCCGACATCAACAATGAGATGACCTACGGCCTCAAGCTGGTGGAAGAGACTCAGATGTTGAGCGGCAGCGGCACGGGTGCCAACCTCTTGGGCATCATCCCGCAAGCGTCGGCCTACAGCGCTGCCTACACTCCGGCCAGCCCGCAGAACATCGACACTCTGCGCCTTGCGATTCTGCAAGCCGAGTTGGCGCTGTTGCCGGCTGACGCGATTGTGCTGCATCCGACCGACTGGTCCAAGATCGAAACGACCAAGGACAGCCAGGGCCGTTACATCTTCGCCAACCCGGTCGGTGGTGTGGCGCCTCCGAGCCTGTGGGGCTTGGACGTGGTGCCGACTCAGGCGATGACTGCCGGTCAGTTCCTGACGGGCGGATTCGCGTCTGCCGCGACCGTTTATGACCGCGAGGACATGAACGTGCAGATTGCGACGCAGAACGAAGACGACTTCGTGAAGAACATGATCACCATCCGATGCGAAGAGCGTCTTGCGTTGGTCGTGAAGCGTCCGGAAGCGTTCATCTACGGCGCGTTCATCTAAGCCGAGGATTAGCAAACGCTAATCAAATATGGCGCCGGCTCGAAAGGGTCGGCGCCTTTTTAGGGGGTTTTGATGTTAGTACGGGCTATCAAGCCGTTCGATAAGAAGCATCCCGGCACAGTGTTTGACACTACGTCATTCCATGCCGCGGAACTGATACGTAACGGCATGGCCGTTGAACACAAGATGAGGACGCCGCCCGTCAATAAGACGGCGGCGACTCCGCAGAACAAAGGCGCACCCGAAGCGGGAAAAGCGCCGGCCGATGGCGTGGAACTACCGTCGTCTGTCTCGCCAGCGGCCCTAGTCTCACCCCTGCCGACGTCGAGCACGTCCGCCGCTGGCGCGCGACCGACGCTCCGTTTGCGCAAGCCTCGCGCAAAGCGATCGTAATCAACACGACGTTTCGGGCCGCCCCATGGGCCGACGTCCTATATGCGTGTGATTACGCATGGTGGAAACAATATGCGCTCGAAATTGATAGGGCTTTTAGCGGCGAGCGGTGGTCTTGCTCGACTCGTGCGAAGACGGAATATCGCAGCAACTGGGTGCAAGGTGAACCCGGAAAAGGACTATCACACCGACCGGGTGTGGTGCACACCGGCCAAAACTCCGGATATCAAGCCCTTGGCCTCGCCTACATGTGGGGAGCTAAGCGCGTCTTACTGCTCGGCTATGACTTCATGTTCAGTGGCGGCAAGCGTCATTGGCATGGGGATCACCCTAACAGCTTGGGAAATTGCGGCGGAAACCTGGCGACTTGGGTTCAAAGCATGGGGTTTCTCGCCGCAGATTTAGAAAAGGAAGGCGTCGAGGTCGTGAACTGCTCACGAACTACGGCACTCCGCTGCTTCCCGCGAAGCACGATCGACAAAGAACTTACTTGAGGGTACCAAGTGAAAATCACAGTTTATGGATACGGCTACGTCGGCAAAGCGGTCGCGCGATTCCTCGAGGACCACTATGAACTGCAGTTAGTCGACCCGGCCGAGTTCTCCGGCGCGGACTTGCGTAGCGCTAACGACACGGGGTTTGTTCCGACGGACTACGCCGTGATATGCGTGCCAACGCCGATGGGCGCCGACGGGTCGTGTGATTACTCGCATGTCACGGCGATTCTGAAAGCCGCGCGCCATACCCACTACCTGGTCAAGTCTACGATTCCGCCGGGCACGACGGAGAAGCTGAACTTCAACGCATCCAAGGGCGTTACGGTGTGCTTCAGTCCTGAGTATATCGGCGAAGGGAATTACGAAGTTCAATGGTGGAAGGACTTCGCGCACCCTACGGATATGAAGAAGCACAGCTTTCATATCTTCGGCGGGGTGCCGTCGGCAACTACCAAATGGGTTGATATCTGGCAGAAGGTCGCCGGATGGGTGCCGATCTACGCGCAGACGAACAGCCGCACGGCCGAACTGGTCAAGTATGGCGAGAACATGTTTCTGGCCTCCAAGAAGGTCATTTTTACCGAGTTCTACAAGATCGCCGAGGCCATGGGCGTGGACTTCCACACGTTCCGCCAGTTGTTGTTGCTCGACGCGCGCATGGGGCCGGCTATGACGCTGGTTTTCCCCGATAAGCTTGCATTTGGCGGGAAGTGCCTGCCGAAGGACACGCAAGCACTGGTTAACGCGTCGGTGAGTTACGGCCATTTCCCGAAATTGTTTCAGGACGTGATAGACCGGAATAAGGACTTTGCCGAGCTCGACAAGTCGTGATCGCCTGGCTGTTTTGGATGGCTATAGGGTTGCTCATGGTTTGGGTGGGAAGCCCAACGAAAAGCGGCACGGTCTATCTAAGCGTCCGCGAAATCATCATGGCCGACCGGAAGCGCAAGTCGTGAAACTCGACGGCCTCACGCTAATCATTCCGTACTACCGGAATGTGGCAATGCTCAAGATGCAACTGGCCGCTGTAGCACGGTACGACCCGCGCATAAAGGTTGTCGTTGTAGACGACGGCAGTCCGGAACCGGCCGAGCAGGCCATACGATCGTCGGGCTATCTGTGGCAGACGTTCGGCGGCCGACTCGAGGTGTACCGGATCCTGGAAGACATTCCATGGAACCGCGGCGGGGCGCGCAACTTGGGCGCGACGGTGTGCACGACCGACTGGCTAATGCATATCGACATTGACCATTTGCTGCCGATCACATGCGCCGCGCGAATGCTCGAGGTTGACGGTCTGAAGCCTACATATTGGTATCGGTTCCCGCGCTACCGGGTAGGGATCGCGGACGAAACGCGCAATAAGGACGCAATCCCACGTGATGCGACCTTTGGCGCGATCAAGCCGCACATTGACAGCTATCTGTGTACGAAGTCCGTGTACTGGCTGGCTGGCGGATATGATGAGGACTACAGCGGCTGCCTCGGAGGCGGATCGCCGTTCCTGCAGCAACTTGAGCGCACGGCGCCCGTGAGCCTTATGCCTCCCGACGTGCATCTACACGTCTATACGCGCAGTGCATGCGCCGATGCGTCGGATTTCAGTTTGAGCCGGGATACCTCAGAGTACAGCCGGCGCCGGAAAGCGAAGGAAGCGACGGGCGCCACGCGCGCTAAGAACCCGCTGCGCTTCAAGTGGGAACGCGTCCTGTGAGTTACCCGATAGTTGCGGATGAGTTCCACACAATGGGACTTGTTGCTAAAGGCTTCTCCCTGGCGCGGTTCGGCGACGGTGAGATGAAGATGGCCGAGGGTTTCGGCTACGCGCGGGAACCCGGAGGCCCGAAGTTGGCCGCGGAACTATCGCGGACATTGCGTACGCCACACGTTCGCTGTCTGGTCGGTATACCGACGTACGACCCGCAAGGGCCGAAGTATAGGAACTGGCTACGGCATCAAGCGCGTTTCGAGGATTTGCTACAGCCGCGGCAACCTTACTTCTCGGCGTTCGTGAGCCGGCCGGACTCGGCGCCCTGGATCAACTGCCGCGAATACGCGGTATTGGTTGAAAGCGTATGGGCCGGTAAGAAGACGGTTGTAGTATGCGAGAAATCAGGTTCCATGCTGCAGACAGTGAGCATGGCTTCCGCTTATGTTAAGCACATAGCCTGCCCACATCGCGAAGCTTACGGGCAGATAGACTTGATCGAAGACAAGGTACGCGCGGCGCGGCCGGACGTGGTCATTATGTCCGCCGGCCCAATGGCCACGTGCTTAGCAAACCGACTAGCCGCGGATCATATTCACGCGGTCGACCTTGGATCCGCCGGCGGGTTCCTCGGCCGGCTGCTCCGGTCATGAAGTCGATTGTATGTTGGATTTGGGGCGGCGGGACGCGTCAGTACACGCCGCAGCACGTCAACGTACTGGCCAAGATGTTCAAGCGCCACCTGGCCGAGGAACACCGTTTCATCTGCGTAACGGATGGGACGGCAGGCTTTGACAAGGGCGTGGAAGTGTTCCCGACGCCTAAGCAGGCTGTACAGGTGGGGCGCTTCAAGAGTCCGGAGGGCGTTAGGTTCCCTTCCTGCTATCGCCGCCTGTGGATGTTCTCCGAAGACGCCAAGGTGCTCGGCGAACGGGTTCTGCTAATCGACGTCGACCTAGTGGTATTGAAGGACGTCACACCCATATTTAACTTAACGGCCGACTTCGTCGGCTGGCGGCCTTATCGCGATTGGGGCGCACAGATGCGCTATGGCGGCGGGATCTATTTGCTAACGCCAGGCACGCGCCGGCACGTTTGGGAGAAGTTCGACGGCCAGCCGGGGATCAACCGAGCTCGCGCCGCGGGCTTCCGCGGATCCGACCAGGCATGGCTTAGCTACATGCTCGGCCCGAAAGAGGTGCACTGGCCGAAGTCCTCCGGCATTTATTCAATACGCGACTTTCCGCAGACGCCGAACGCGCCTCCCGCTGACGCGCGGCTGGTGCAGTTCAACGGCCCGGTAAAGCCCTGGAATAGCCCGCTAGTGTGGGCACGGCAACATTGGCGGTAACGACATGACGGATTTGACAGAAATCGAGCTTTTCGGGTTTCCGGAAGATGAGCCGAACAGCAACGCGTTGCCGCCTCCGCGGCCGACTTACGAGAATAACGATTATCTGAGCCTCGGGGATATCAAAGACCATCTGTCTATCGAACTATCGAATACCGAGCATGACAGCCGACTTACCCGATTAGCAAATAGTGCGTATGCTTGGGCCATATCGTTCCTAAACCGCCAATTGCACAGCATGGACGACAACAGCCCGCCGGCGTCGCCTCTGGTGCTGCCGGAAGACTTGAAAACGGCGCTGCTGTTGCATATCGAAGCGTACTTCGAACGCGATCCGCAGACGATGCCCATGCTACTAGAGGCGGCCGAGAACCTTGCGTATCCGTACCGTATCGCAATCGGTGTGTGATGAAAGAACCGTGTAAGCCGTGCGGCAAGGTCCGCAGCTACCTCCCTGAGAGTATCCGCAAGCGCCTCGAGGAAGTCGAGCGCCGGCAACTGGAAAAGGCGAATGCAACCCGGAAAACTCCGCAACAAGGTAACGCTGCAACTCCGAACGTTGACGCCGAACGCCGTTAACGAAGAGGTGATCGGGTACGTTGATTTCGTCGACGTGTGGGCGGCCATTGAACCTGTGGCGCCTAAGAAGTCCGGCGGCGAGACGTACGCCGCGGCGCAGGTCCAGGCCACGGGCTATACGCAAATCCGGATCCGCTACCGGGCAGACGTCGACCCGACGATACGAATCAAGTTCATCGCGCGGCACGATTCGCCGCAGCTAGTGGATTATTACGACGTCGAGAACGTCACGCATACCAATGAACGGCGCCGCGAGACGGTGTTTCTGTGCCGCAAACGCTACGCCGACGGGTTCCGCAGTGGCGTCTGATTTCACGTATAAGATTGAAGGGGCGGCGGAGCTAATAGCCAAGTTGTCCGCCCTTGGCCATCTCGAGGACGGCAAGGCACCGCGTAGCGCTGCACGCGCTGGCGTCAAACCCATTTTTACGCAGGCCAAGGCGAACATTCCGAAGAGTCCCGATGCCGTGAAGACGTACAAGGGTCGTCTGGTCGGACCCGGATTTGCGTCGCGGAATATTCGGACCATTACGCAATTGAAGAAGGCCGAGGGTATCGCGCGGGCCAGCGTGGGCGTACGCGCGGAAGCGTTCTACGCCGTGCGCTTCGTCGAGCGCGGCACGAAGAAACAGAAGGCGCAGCACTGGCTGACCGAAGCGTCGGAACAGACGATCGACAAGCAGTTAGAAGCCGTTTCGGCATCCCTTGAGAAGTCAATCGCGAAGTATTCGAAATGATCGAACAGGGCATATTCGAACGACTCCGGGACGACGGCCCTGTGGCGGTCCTGGTCGGCGGCCGGGTGTTCCCTGTGCAGATACCGGAATCCCGCAGCGACGGCCATTCCGCTACACCGTGCATCGTGTTCACGCTCAACAGTGAGGCGCGCAGCCTAACGACGTGCGACGCTGCGAGCTCGGTTGAAGGTACGTACCAGATTGACAGTGTTTCGAAGTCCTACTTCGAAGCCAAGGAAATGGCGAACGCCGTTCGCCTTTGCCTCAATAGTTTTACCGGCCTAATGGGTGGGACGCCTGTAGACCGGGTATTGCTGGAGACCGCGCAAGATTTGATTGAAGCGGAACCCGGGTTGTACAGAGTGTCCCAAACCTTTGTCTTTTACTATCAGGAGTGATTCGAATGACCAGTAAGGCGTTTGTCGGTAATGCGTTTTTGGCTGTCGGCAATGGCGCCAGCCCTGAGGTATTCACCCGGTATTGCGAAGTCGATTCAATCAGCGGGCTTGGCCAGGCCAACGCGCAGGTTGAGGTTACGACGTTCTGCAGCGGTGGCGTGAAGGAATACGTTCCCGGATTGGCGGACGGTAACACAGTGACGGTCACGGCCAACTATGACCCGGACAACACGGTACAGAACGCGTTGATTGCGGATGTCAAAGCGAAGACCCGTCGCAATTTCCAATTGCAGGTCGCGGACGACAGCCCGCAGACGGTGTTTCACTTCGCCATGGCAATGTTGTCGTGGGACGTGGCGCCGAGCATCTCGGCTCAAAACAAAGTCACGTTTACGGGCAAGATCAGCGGCGATATCAGCGTGACTTAAGGATTAGCAAACGCTAATCCGCGTGCTATAAAGGTGAAAAGAGGGTGTATTTATGATTCAAGACCTAATCGCTAAAGCAGCGTTGCGCGTGTCTCTGGTGACAGTTGCCGGGGAGCCGGTTTATGTCAAAGAGCCGACATACGCCGAAATCAACATGTGGCGGGATTCGATCGCCGCCGGGCGCACAGAAGATGCCAACGCAAAGCTTTTCTCTCGCTGTGTGGTGGACGAGTTTGGCGTGGAAGTGCTCGACCACGACGGGGCCTACGCATTGGCCCGCGGATCGATGCGAGTTCTTAATCCGCTGCTTTCCGCAATCACGGACGCGCTGAAGGACGAAGCAAAAAACGCCTAACGCCTGAGCGCCGGTTCCTGCATCGGCTGGCACTGGCGTTAGGGCGGACGGTGGAAGAGTTAGAGCGGACCACGTCGGCCCGCGAAATGCAAGATTGGTCTTACTTCTATGGCGTCGAGCCTTGGGGCGCCAGCCGCGACAACATGCACGCGGGCATTGTGGCCTCTACGGTGTTCAACATGAACAGGGCGGCCAGTGAGAAGGCCCGCAGCTTTACCGACTTCATGTTGAAAGAGCATGACCCGGAAGCGGAAGGCCGAGAGAAGACGCAGAAATTTGTAGCGGCGCTTCGAGCGCTAGCTAAGCCGAAACGGAAGTAAATGGACGCAGAAGCGACAAGGCTTTGCCCGAAATGCGAGGTTGAGAAATCAACCCTGGAATTCTATTTCTTTAAGTCTGGGCCTTCGACGTACTGTAAACCGTGCTGCCGTCGTAACGCTATAGACGCCAGGCTCCGAGCCAACGCGAAAATGTCCCCTGAACAAGCGGAGGCCAAGCGCGTCTATATGGCGGAATATTCCGCGAAATACCGAGCAGACCCAAAAAACGCAGATAAGTTGCAGGCAAAGTATTTGCGGCATAGGGGGCGTCATCCCGAGAAGAATAGGGCCAAACAAAGAGAACATCGTGCGCGCAATCGGGATTTAGCTCTGTTCAGGTCTGCGCAATCCCGAGCAAAAACGCGAGAATGGGATTTCACGATTACTCGCCAATGGCTTAGAGCGAAGCTAGAGGCTAACGTTTGTGAGGCCACGGGATTGGCGTTCGCTAACGGAGAATATGTCGGCGCGGGTCATGCCGATCCTTTCAGCGCATCGCTTGACCGGCGCGATTCAACAAAAGGCTACACGCCTGAGAATTGTAGATTGATTCTTTGGGGTTTGAACATGGCGCTAAGTCAGTGGGGCGACCAAGTTTACGCAGAAATTGCCACGGCGTACCTTAGTAAAAAGGCTAGTAAAATCAATGGCTAAGGACCTCGCCGACCTTGTGGTGAGCCTGGAATTGCAAACCGGGCGATATCAAAAGGGCTTCGATGACGCTACCAAGCGCCTCGAGAAGTTCCACCATGAAACGTCCGAGGGTTTGAAGGGGATCGCGGAACTGTTCGCCGGCTATCTGTCCGCCGAAGCTATCCTAGAGTTTGCGACCAAAACCCTTGAAGCCAGCGCCAGCCTGGCCGAGTTCTCCAAATCCGCCGGCGTGTCCGTCGAGAACCTGTCCGCCCTACAATTCGCCGCCAAGGTCGGCGGGGTCGGCGTCGAAGAACTTAATACTTCCCTCAAGAAGCTAAACGTCAGCATCTCCGACGCCGCCGGCAACGCCACGGGTAAGGCTGGCCTCGCGTTCCAACTGCTCGGCGTCAATGTCAAGAATGCTAACGGTTCGTTGAAGGACGCCAACACCGTATTTAATGAGGTGGCTGACAAGTTCGCCAAGACGGAAGACGGCGCTAATAAGGTGGCGCTGGCGGTCGCGCTCTTCGGCAAAGCTGGCGAAGCGATGATCCCGACACTGGACAAGGGTTCCGCGGGATTGAAGGAACTGGCAGACCAGGCCGCCGCGGCCGGCGCGATCATAGACGGCCCGACTGCCGAAGCCGCGAAGGCGTTCACCGAAAAGCTAGAAATTCTTAAGGTTACGCTGGTCGACGGTATCGGGGCTCAAGTCGAGCGCAATCTACTGCCCGCGTTGAATAGCCTAACGGACGCGTTCCTCGACAATGCGAAAGGGGCCAAAAGCCTAAACGTCATATCGGAAGAAGTAACGACGGGCTTCCGATTGCTCGGAACCGCTGGGTTAGTTGTGGCCGAAGCTTTCCGAGAGGGGGGCGATGCGATTGCCGGCGCTGCTGCCGCGGCGAACGCTGCTGCTCACGGGCATTTTAAAGAAGCGTTTGCGATCCTCAACGACCAGTCGGCGAACGCAAAAAAGAACTTTGCAGCATTCACGGCCAGCCTTGCTACGCTTTGGGATGCTGACGGAAGCCATCTTCTAGACGAAATCGAGATTACGGCAAAGAAGATGAAGGCCGTACTTGGCAGCCTCGCCGGCGCCGAGCTCTTCGAATCATCCCGCAAGGAACTGCAAGCATTCGTCGACGGCCTACAGGGAGAAGTCGCCAAGCTAGATCAGGGTAAGGTCGCCGCGACTAACTACGCGCTGTCGCATGGCAAGCTGGCCGAGGCTATGAAGGCGACTGGCGCCGCGGGGAAAGCCCTGGCCGCGCAGGCCGTGGCCGCCGCGACCAAACTCGAGACGATCGAAGTAAACAAGCAGATTGAAGGGTTGCAAGCGCAACTTAAGGCGCTTAGCGGCGATACCGCCGGCGCTGCGCTCGACCAGTTCGCGAAATCCGTCGAGCAACTGACCAAGAATCTGCACGACGTCGGCGGGGAAGTCGAGAAGAACGGGCTGGCCGTAATCGACAACCTTAAGCAAGCGACAGCCTATCAGCAAGCGTTCAACACGCTGCAGGTCAACGCCGCGCGCATCAATCAGGATGCCGCATTGGCCGAGCAGGCCGTTAATAACAAGCTTCTCAAAGGCCAGATAACCAGTCTCGAGGCGGAACGGGAACTACAGAAGATCCGCGAAGAGACGATAAGCCAGCTTCAGGGCATCAAGAACGGCGAAGACGCCGTGGCTGCTGCGGCGAATCAGCCGGCGCTTACGCAAGGTGCCAAGGCGTTTGGCGGCCAGATTGACGCGCTTAAGGCGAAGACGGATCAACTCACTACGGACGTTCGGAACGGCCTGGAATCGGCATTTGCTAATAACTTCAGCGACCTGATTACGGGCGCTAAATCCTTCGGAGATGCGATCACAGGGTTGCTGAAGGACGTCGAGAAACAGTTCGCCGATTTGGTCGCCAAGAACTTTGCACAGCAACTGTTCGCGGGAGCCTCGGGAGGCAGCGGAGGGGGTGAGCTCGGCGGCCTGGCGCCGTTCCTCTCAAGTCTATTCGGTGGCGCGCACGCGGACGGAGGTACGATCCCGGCCGGCAAGATTGGCTTAGTCGGAGAACGCGGACCCGAGCTCATCATGGGCGCCGCTGGCGGGACTGCTGTGACGCCGAACAATCAACTCGGCGGTAGCGTCAATGTGGTCAATCACTTCGTAATCCAGGCGCAGAACGGCCAGATTAGTCGACCCTCGCAGATGCAGACGGCTGCCGCTGTGTCGCGCAGTGTCCAGCAAGCAAACCGGCGCAATAACTAATGCCCACTATAGCGGCCGACCCTTCCGAAATCTTCCCTGGATGCCCGACGTTCGGCTTCAATCCGGAGCCTAACTACCTGGTGAAAATCACCAGCAAAGAGGGCGGCTTCGAACGGCGTGACCGCAAGTGGTCGCGGCCGCTGCTCAAGTTCACGGGCGTTCCGCTCGGTGATCGCCCGCAGTCCGATATTGAGGACGTGCTGTACTTCTGGCACGCCGTCGGCGGTATGTCGGACGGCTTCCGCTTCAAAGACTGGTCAGACTATAAATCCTGCCGCATCGGTCATACCCCGTCCCCGATAGACCAGCCGCTTATCGCATCTGGCGATAGCCCGACGGGAAGCTTCCGCCTGGTCAAGCAATACGTGTGGGGCGCGAAGATCCAAGAGCGCGAGATTCTACGCCCGCTCGGATCCAGTATCCGCGTGGCCAATGAAACGGCCGTCGAGCAAACCGATTTCCACCTTGATGAAGCCACAGGCCTACTCACGCCCGGCGGAACGTTCGCGGGTACTCCGACCAGTTGGGGCGGAGAGTTCTTCGTATGGTGTCGCTTTGACGGCCAGTTCTCGCCGCAAATCAGTAACCACGAAGTGCAGAACGCCACGGTTCAACTGGCAGAAATCCGGGTGCCGCTGCCTTGAAGTCCATTCCCGTCCAACTGCTGGCTGACCTTCGTAAGGACACGACCGCGATAGCGTTCCTGTGGGCAATCGAATTGAAAGACGGCCGCATGATCCGCGGCACGGATCACGACCTGGACATTACAATCCCGTCGACTGGCGGCAGTCCCGCGGATCCGTTTGAGGGCGTGTACTTCGCTGGCTCTAACATCACGCCTGGCGACATCACGGCAGGCGCCGATATGTCGGTGGACAACCTCGAGGTTGCTGGCGCAATCGCGGAGGCCGGGGCCACGGTACTCGACGTGAGTGTAGAGGACATTGAAGGCGGATTCCTAGATAACGCCCCTGTGTCGGTCCTGGTCTGTGACTGGCGCAACCCCTCGCACGGCTACTTCGTTGTCAAGCGTGGCTTCCTCGGCGCGATCAGCCTCGACTCAGACCGCAAGTACACGACCGAAGTTCGCGGCATGACGCAGCTTTTGAGTCAAATCATTGTCCAAACGTTTAGCGATAAGTGCAACGTCGTGCGACTCGGCGACGCTAAGTGCAAGCTGAATACCGCACCCTTCACGTTCACGGGCACGGTAACGGCCGTGACCAGCCGCAAATCCTTTACCGTCAGCCTGGCGGGTAGTCCCGCGGTACCTTTCGGGAGCGGGGTTATCACGTTCACGGACGGCCTTAACGGGGGATTCTTCCGCGAAGTTAAGGGCGACCCGCTGCTCAATTCCGGCGTGCTCACGTTGTGGGAAGACATGCCCGCCAACGTGCAGATTGGCGACGCGTTCAGCCTTGAGGCCGGTTGCGACCGCACGCTTGCGACATGCCGCGACACGTTCGCTAACGTGCTCAACTTCCGCGGTTATGGGGTCTTCATTCCCGGCATTCTGGCTATCACGGCCGGCCCGGTGATACACCAGTGAAGACCGCGCACGACGTTGTTACCGCGGCGCGCGAATGGCTCGGCGTGCGGTTCCTGCACCAAGGCCGTACCCGCAATGGCGTCGACTGCATCGGCTTCGTGGCCGCACTGGCCGCCGAGCTCGCGGCGCCCCTATTCCTTAAAAACCTTCCGCACAACTACGCCAGGAACCCGCAGGCGTTGCTCGAGGACGGTTTGCGCATGCTTGCGCGGCCTGCGTCGCTCGAGGCCGGCGCGTTGGTACTCATCAAATGGCCGCTGTCGCCGCACGCCTCGCACGTCGGAATCTACACGGGCACGTCTTTGATTCATTGCTATGAAGCCGTCGGCCGCGTCGTTGAGCACGGCTATACGACTCCCTGGCCGGAACGTACGGTCAGTCTGTGGCGCATCCCTGGCGTGAAATATGAGTAACGTAGGCCAGGGCGTACTGATTGTCGCCGGCACGATTATCGGCGCGTATTTCGGCTCCCCGCAGTTGGGCTTCGTGCTCGGCAGCCTGGCCGGCAATGCACTATTCCCTACACAACTACCCGGCCAGTCCGGCCCGCGACTCACGGATAACCAGACGACCAGTAGCGTCGTAGGTTCCCCTGTATCGATCCTCTTCGGTACGGCGTCTCTGTCCGGGACGTTCATGTGGCTTGCGCCTATCGTCGAGACGACGAACACGCAACACGTCGGCGGCAAGGGCGGCCCGACGCAAACCAACACGACATACACTTACACGCAATCGGTGGCCGTCGGCCTGTGTGAGGGGCCGATAGGCGGCCTCCTGCGCGTGTGGGAAAACGGCATGTTGGTTTACGACATCCGCGTGCAGCAAGCCGGCGAGAGCGACACGGACTACGCAAACCGGCTGACCGTGGCGGCCGTCTACGCCGAAACATTCACGCTGCACTTAGGTGACGATACCCAAGTCGCGGACGCCACTATCGAATCGATTGAGGGTATGGGGAACGTCCCCGGATTCCGTGGGCTGGCGTATATCGTCTATCCCGACCGCAAGCTGCAGGAGACGCAGGCGCTACGGCATCCCTCATTCAAATTCGAAGTATTCAACGGTGGCGTTGGCGCGTGCGTCGACTCTAGCGAGTATTCGAACGAAGTTCTTTTCAAGTGGGAGGCTCCGGGATCCCTTGATCCGCGCCACCCGCGCGGCACATTCACCTACCAATTCTCCCCTAGCATGGGCGGTAGTCCCGGCCCGGTACGCAGCACCCTCGAGGCGGCCATAGCAGACGGATCATTACGAAGTGACCTGTACGGATGGAGTCCGAGCGGTGGCGCGGGCGGCCCGTATTCGCCATGGTTGGCCATTCCTTCTTTCGTGGGCAATGAATTGCAAGTGTCCATGTTCTTCAATACCCTTGCTCCGGGATCGATGACCACGGCGCCTTTAGCATTTCCCGCCAATGCGTGCGACCTGACTCACGCAAACCCGAATGTATATTGGACAGGCGCCTATTATTCCAGCCCGACAACGCTGGCTTTTAGTAATCACGGCGTCTTTTCTTTAGTGGGGCCAGGGCTAGGAAATATCGGGTCCTGCCCTGGCTATGGAATGGATCTCGAATGTAAACTTGACGACCAGATCAATGTTATCCGTGCGGCGGGCGCTCCTTCTGACCCGTGCTTCGGATTGCCCGCGGCGCCGATTATTGGTTACTGCATTCGGGGTGACGGCAAATACGTCCGAGGGGGAGACTGGACGTTAGATAATTCGCGTAGCTATAAAGTGCTAGCGGCTACGCTACTAAATACAGGCGTTGGCATAGACGTTGTCACGCAATACCCGGCTAACCCCTGTCTGCCGCCGGGATCTCCAGACGACAACCCGACATTCTGGACCGCGGCATATAACGCCGCTGTTACCGCGGGCGATGTACCGTCCGGCTGGACATATGGGGTTGATTACCCCTTTACTCAGGGATTTGCATGGACTGTCGACATGCGAGTCTGCGAAGCGGCGGGCGGCGGCGTTAGCCTCGGTACTATCATTCGCGCAATCTGTTTGCGCTGTGGCCTAACGGACGTCGACGCGACCGACATGGATACGGTGTTCGTTGACGGCTACGCGGTGTCCAGCGTCTCCGCCGGCCGCGACATCCTGACGCCGCTGCGCTCGGTAGGCTTCTTCGACTGCGTCGAGTCTGGTGGTACGCTCAAGTTCGTGGCGCGCGGCAAGGCGATTGTGGCCAGCCTCGAGCAGGACGATTTCGGTGCGTATGATGGTAGCGCAACGGGCGGCACTCCCGGCCCGTCGATAACGACCGTTAAGGCGCAGGATCCGGACCTGCCGCTACAGACCCGCGTTCACTACTTCGCCACCTCGCGCGACTATGAGGCCGGAGAGCAACTAAGCCCGACGCGGCTAACCACGACGGCCGTTAACGTGGTGGATGTCGAACTGGCCGTGTGCATGAACGACACTCAGGCCGCCAAGATCGCGGATGTCATATGGTCGGACGCATGGGCGGAGCGGTGGAGCGGCACGCTAGCTGTCGATCAGGCGCAATCACAACTTGAACCTGGAGACTGTATCGAGGTTCCTGTGGACGGTGTGACGCGCCGCATACGCATCGTCAACGAGACGATAGCCTCCGGCGTGCTGCGGACCCTGAACTACGTCCGCGACGACGACGGCGCCTACGTGTCGCACGCCGTGGCCGCCGTGCCTAACCGGGTTCCGCAGAAGCTTAAACTTCTAAGCGCGACCGACTTGGAACTGCTCGACTTGCCCGCGCTGCTCGACAGCGATAACGATGCGGGTATCTACGCGGCTGCGCGCGGGTCGGCCCTGGCCGGTAACGCCTGGACCGGCTGCGTCATCTTCCGCAGTGCCGACGGTGGCGCCACGTTCGCACAACTGGCCAGCATCACGACACCCTCCACCATTGGCGCCCTGACGACGGGCGTCACGCCGTCGGACTGGCACACATGGGACGACATCACGACTATTACAGTCGACGTGCCCGCGGGCGTTACATTCGAAAGTCGCACAGACGCCGCAGTGCTGACCGGCGCCAACTCGGCAGCCATGGGAGCTAATGGTCGGTGGGAAATCGTCCAGTTCGCCAACGCAACGCAATTGACTTCTACGCAATGGCGATTAAGTCGGCTGCTTCGTGGCCGGCGCGGAACTGAACACAACATAAGTTCAAGCGCCGCGGGTGACAAGTTCGTAATGGTGTCGACGGGTGGCCTTGCGCGGTTGCCGTTGCAGACATCCGAGATAGGTGCTAGCCGGATATACAAGGCCGTGACTATCGGCGCGTCATATGCGTCCGGCATAGACCAGCCCTTCGCCGGCCAGGGCGTGGCGCTGCGGCCGTTCTCGCCAGTTCTCCTGACGGCAGAGCGCGACACGGCAGGCGATATAACGTTCCACTGGACGCGTCGTAGCCGGTTGGGCCGTACGCTAATGTCTGGTGTAGATATCCCGCTAGGTGAGGCGTCAGAGGCTTTCCAGGTGGACATATACGCGCAGGATAGCCCGCACACAGTCGTGCGCACACTAGCGGTTACGACCACGACGGCCGTTTACACAGCGGCTCAACAATCGACCGACTTCGGTTCGCATGCGGAAGGTCATGTAATGGTGGCCGTGTACCAAATGTCGGCGCTGGTAGGCCGAGGCACTCCCGACTTTCAACTTCTGACGATCAGCTAGGACCACATAATGAGTGTTACACCCAATCGCGGCTTACCCCTCATGGAGTCAAGCCAGGCACAACCCGAGGTCGTATACAACGCGGCCATGGAGATTCTGGACACGGGGGGTAGCGGCACGTCGCTCGAGGTGGAAACCTCCGGCGCCAGTCCAGGCGTGCTCGACGTGGGCAAGATAAAGTTCGTCGGCGCGACCGTGACCGAAGAGTCCGGCGGGGTGGCCGTTGTGACCATAGACGCCACGACGGGTGGAGGTGGCGGCGGATCGCTCGAGCTCACAGACGGCACGCACGACCTAACGGGCGTGACTAAAATCACGGTCAGCGGTATGACGGTTGGCGGCACGGCAGGGGCGGCCACACTGACGGCTACGGGCGGGGGAGGCGGCGGAAATCCCTACAATGTCACGCCTTTGACCCATGATGCAGGGGTTGCGCCATTCGCAGCCAATGACGATTTTGAGCAAGCGAACGGAACGGCTATCGATACGGCAGGCACGCGCTTTTCGGGTGCGGCGGCCTGGTCATGGCTCAATCAGGGCGCGTCGACAGCAATCCAGCAAAGAGGATCATTGGTCCTCACTCCCGACAACGCCACCCCGCGAGGCTGTTTTTTGCTGCAGCCGAAGAGCGGGAGCACCTGGTCGATACAATGCCGCATGTCCATGTTCAATGGAGGGTCTAGCCATTATGGAGGTCTTGCGCTGCGCGAAAGCGTTAGCGGGAAATTGATCGTTTTTACTGTCTACAGTCTCACGCAATTTCTGGTGCAAGCGCTCACGAACCCGACGACTTTCAATTCAAATGTCTTTCTTGGTGGAACTTGGCAAGCTGCGGGAACGAGCGACTCCGTCCCGGTTTATCTGCAGATCACCTTCGACGGCACGACCTTGAGTTTTAATCAGAGCCTTACGGGCATTCCCGGGACCTTCAATGTGTTGGTGACTCAGGCCACTGCGACCTTCTTTGGAGCAGCGCCGACCGATTGGGGGCTGTACTTGGACAATTCCAGCACTGCCCGGGCGATCTTTGACAAGTTTGAGCAGACAGCCTAACCCCTGTAGGACACGCTTACCCCATAGATTAGCAAATGCTAAACTTACCCCCTCATAACTACGGACCCGAAATGACCGACGAACAGCGCCGATCCGAAGGTAAAGAAGTCGTCAAGGAAGCGCTCAAAGAGTGGCTTGACGACAAATTCCTATCGTTCGGTAAATGGTCAGCCGCGGCCGTGGCGGCCTCGTTCCTGGCGGCCGTCGTGTACTTCATATTTTGGGTGGAGTTCAAGAAATGAGTATCTCACTCGGCGAAGCCCAACGGTTGCATGTGAGGTGCTTTTCCAAACTGTTAAATTGGGGTTTCGCGCAAGGGTATGAATTCACGTGGGGCCAGGCGCTGCGCACGCAAGCCGAGGCATTGGCGAACGCCAAGAGCGGCGCCGGAATAGCGCACAGCCTGCATTTGCTGAAGCTGGCCGTCGATATCAACCTGTTTAAAGACGGGCTGTATCAGCCGACTACCGAAGCGCATCGGCCGCTAGGCACGTACTGGAAGACGCTACACCCTCTTTGTTGTTGGGGTGGCGACTTCACAACCCGGCCCGATGGCAATCATTATTCCATCACGTTCAACGGAATCAAGTAACGTCAACCGGGGGTTTACCTTTGACAACGATCGCGTACAAAGACGGTGTTATTGCTGCCGACTCATGCGCGACCGATGAAGGAAGCGAAACCGCTGGCGCCGTGAAGACTCAGTGCGAGAAACTTTTCCGCAAGATCGTCGACGGACGCAATGTGATTATTGCCACGGCCGGAGAGACGGCGCCCGGCTTGACGTTCGTGCAATGGTACGGTAGCGGCAAGAAACGCCCATCGCGCCTAGCAGACGCCGACTTCACAGTGCTAGTGCTTGACGATGGCGTGCTGTACGAGTCCGGCCCGTGGTGCGTTCTCGAGAAGGTAATGGCGCCGTTCTACGCGATCGGGAGCGGCCGCAAGTGCGCGCTGGCGGCCATGGCGTGCGGTAAGACAGCGCTAGAGGCTGTGGAAGTCGCATCCCTCTTCGACCCGTATACCGCCGGCCCGTTCGTCTGGATGACATAAGGACCATATGACTAAGCCTAAAGCTAGTCCGCGAATCCTCTGTTTAGATATCGAAACAAGTCCTATAGAGGCTTACACATGGGGCATATGGGACGTCAACGTAAGCCTGGATCAAATCAAAACCGAATGGACGATCCTTAGTTACGCGGCCAAATGGGTGGGCGAACGGGGAATGATTTACGAGGACACCTCCGGCCGCGGCGCTGGCAAGGTGCGCGACGACAAGAATCTCATGCAAGGGCTGTGGGATCTTCTGAACCTAGCGGACATTGTCGTGGCGCAGAACGGCCAACGCTTCGACGTCAAGAAGATCAACGCCAGGCTCATCATGCACGGCTTCGGGCCGTATTCGCCTATCCGGATCGTCGATACGATGCTGGTAGCGAAGAAGCACTTCGGCTTCACGTCAAACAAACTCGAGTGGATGTCCAAGTACCTGACGGACACGCCGAAGTCCAAGCACAAGAAGTTCCCCGGCTTTGAACTGTGGCTAGAGTGTCTCAAGGACAACCCGGCCGCGTGGGCCGAAATGAAGAAATACAATTGCCAGGACGTGCGCGCCACGGAAAAGCTATACATCAAACAGCGACCGTGGATCGCCGGCCATCCGAATATGGGCGCCTACAATCCGTCGCACGAAGAGAAGTGCACGAACTGCGGTAGCACGAATGTGACTAAGTACGGGTACAGCCTGCTCCAGCAAGGCAAGTACCAGCGTTACACGTGCGGGGACTGTGGCGCATGGTCACGTGGCAAGATCAACTTGATATCACTCACGAATCGAAAGGCGCTTTTGGCGCCGAAGGTTTAGCAAATGCTAATGGAGTTCGAAATATGAACGGAATGAAAACAATTCTAACGATGCTCGTGGCCGCCTATGCGGTTCCGTGGGCTACCAAGCACGGCCTGGCGTTCGACGCTGTCGACCAGGCGCAGGTTGTCGGGATGGCGCTTGCGGGCGTGGCGATCGTCATGCGGTTCGTGTCTACCGGACCGGCGCTCGGAGATATCCGCGCATGGCTCACCAGGGGATCACACCCGGACATTCCGACGATAACTGACGCAGTTATCGCGGAACTACTGCGGCGCAAAGCCGCGAAAGCAACAGCGGCACCCGCGCCGCAAACTCAGGAGACGAAGACGTGAAAAAGACTCTACTACTGGCCGCAGTTATGGCGGTTTCCTCACTGGCCGGCTGTGCCAGCCTAGGCTCGAGCGCTAATCAGGCTTACGAGAAGCTGGCCGTCGAGTACGCAACGATCAAGGTTGTGAAGACGGGTAAGACTCCCGCTGAGCGCCAGGCCATGCAGGCCAAGATCATTGCCATTGCAACGCAGGCGCAGACTGTGCTGACGTCTCCGAACACGACGTTGGCGCTGGTGCGCACGGCCGTCAACCTGCAGATTGCCAAGCAGCACCTGGCCGCCGAAGACCAGATGGTTGCCGACACGCTGGTGCAAGTCGTATCCGATGAACTGGCCGCCAAGGTGGGCGCCGGCGTCCTCAAGCCCTCCGACGTGGTATCCGTGAATACGGTCCTGTCGTGGGTCGTTGCGGGCGCTAGCTTCCCTGTCAGCTAGTGTTCACTACGGACTTAGTGTTGCGTGAGGTGGCGTCACGGCCTGACTTTTGGGCTGTGGCGTCGCCGCTTATCTGGTCGGGTACCGGGCTTACGGTCGTGGTTCCTACCGGAGCTCTGACGGACCTGGCCAGCATACCGCGGGCACTGCGCAACATCCCGAACCTGGATCCCGACGGCTACAGCCGGTCGGCCGCGGTATGCCACGATTGGCTGTACCGGACGCACCAGTTGAGCAAGGCCGACGCGGACAGCTTCCTCCGGTACGCGATTATCAGCCGCGGCGGTAGCGCGTGGTCCGCGTATCTATTTTATCTTGGCGTGACGGTCGGAGGCTCGAGCTCGTATACGTGCCATCCGGACGGCGTGGTCGCCGCGGACTTCGACACTCAGGCGAACTATGACGCCTGGCGGGCTACCGATGCGGGGCTGCAGGGGTACTAATCATGATAATGCGTAGTAGGCTGCGAGGAAGTACACGGGGAATAGTACGAGTGCCCAAAAACAGAAGCAGTCTCCTGCACGGCGAAAATAAAAACGCTTCATAATTAAATCCCTGCGTTAAGCGTGGCCGGCTGGACACGCCGAAGGATCAGCGACATCGTCTCGAGGTCCGTGTATTCGTCCAGGATCATTTCCCCATCCGCCGAGGTCCACGTATCCACGTGGCTATCGATCCGGGCGCCTAGCGCGTTCTGCTTGGCCAGGACTACCGAACTAGACGGCTTCCCGTACTTGGCGACCAGTGCCGCGCGGAGTTCCGCGTACCGATGCGGCAAGGCTGTAAACGTGAGGTCCGTCACAGTTCCGGAATCTGTGTAGTGGGCCTTGACTATACCGCCGAAGGTTAGCAAGTGTAGGCCACCCTCGCATTTCGAGTACATACACTCCAGGCCGGCCGATCGGGCCGCCTCGACGTCGACGCCAGGGCCTAAGCCCTTGAGGTCGTAGGCGCCGGCTGGCGCGGCCAGGATGCACAGTAAAGCGAGTGTTTTGCCCATTTGCTAACCCTCTGGTGAGTGGGTCGGGATCATACGCTAACCGGCTGCTTTACGCCACGGTAATCCGTCACAGCTTCCCAATCTCCACACCAGAATTTCTCATAGACCCACGGCCAGTGGGCCGACCTGTCATCGGGCTTCGCAATCGGGGCATGCCGCCGGCAACGGTAGTAATCGAAGAACCTGCAGTTCTCACAGAATTGATTGTTGTTCATACCTCAATATCTCCTATCGGGTGCGCGGCCCGGTGCTCCTGCATCCACCTGACGTGTATCTCCCTGAATTCGTTCTCATGCGCCGGGCACATTTCTAGCGTGGCTTCCCGGCCGACGAAGTTGATGCAGCCGCAAGGCAGGCTAAACGTGGCCGGCTTCATCCCGTGTAGCCTTGCAGAAGGTCCAAGGCGAGAATGCTATTCGGCATGCCTCCACGCGGAAGCAACACTGGCGGGATTGTGCCCGCGCGGTTCGCGATCTTCGCTTGGATGGCCATTGTTCGATAGGCCGCCGGGTCGCTTGGCGTTCGCAATCCCCATGCCGCGGGCTTCCCGTCCGTCGTCATGATCGATGTGTCTATCAGGAAAAACGCGTTCTTAATCACTCCGCCGAGGTCGGATACGCCGTCCGCTAGAATATCCATTCCGCCATGCAGGCGCCTCGAGTAGTACCCGTCGACAAGTGACCCGTAGCCGAGCTCAACCTTAAGGCTCAAGCAACTGCCGCTGGTCGACAGCCTGGCCAGCGGATCGCCGACGTACTGGCCGAGGTCGACAACGTCCCGTATGGTGGACTTGCCGTGTACATAGAAGAGGTGGGGCGGTGCGAACCAGGAGGCCGCTGCGTCAGGCAAGTCTCCGTAGCGCCGACTCACAACCCGCGTGTATGACGCCTCCGCGGACCGGCCGACAAACCCCATCATAACGCCGTCGAAATCTACGTCGGACACCTCGAGCGAAGGGAAGGTATAGGGTGCGTGCGCGCCGGCGTTCAATCCCATTGCCTCACCTAGAGCGTACGCAGGATCAAGAGCCACGGCAGTTATAACCAGCCCTGTGGCGGGTACTCCGGGATCCGCGTATACCTTGAGTCCCGGTAGAGAGACGACCGAGTTACCCCGAATCGAAATCAGGGCGCTAGTGTTGGTCGGCCCGCACCAGACGGTCCCGCCTCCGCGGCCTGTGTATGGGTTCATGCCTGTTTTAACCAGGTAGTCCCTTGCACAAACATCTGTCCAGCGGCCAGCGGCCGACGGCGTAACCAGAGGGGTTATGCCCGTATAGTGGATCTTCGCGCCGCGGATCGTTCCGCTGGCGTTCATGGCGCACATAGCCGGAAACCCTACGCTGTCCACGTTCAAAAGACCTTGTGGGGTAAACGTGATATCGAAGCCGGGCGGGAGGAACAACCCCTTGGTCGGATCGGATCCCATGACAGATGTGACGGGCAAGTCCCACGCGATTGGCTGCTTGAGGTCTAGCGCGGCTTGAAGGGCCGACGGGTCGGTGCCGGTCATGCCGGGGCACTGGCTAAGTGTGATCATGGAATACCTCCAGAGTAAGGAAAGCCGAGCGACAACCCGGGCGCCATAGCCTCAAGTTCCGCTTGGCTTACTCCGCAATGCACGCACAGGGTTTGCCCGTATGACTTGATCAGCACGTGCTTGCAGTACGTTTGCCGCATGACAACCGCCGGGTCTTTTTCTTCGGTCATGACTTCGCGGCTCTTTGCATTTGTGAGCGTCGCGCGACCTGCCATGCTTTCCATGCGACGCATCTAGCGCACCGCTTACTCCCGACTTCGGCGTGCTGAATGTCCCTTCGGTCTGCCCACGCACCGAAGCGCTCAATCTCTGATTTGAGCTTGGATTTCATGTCTTTGCACGTGTGAAGCATATCCAGTGACAGAACGCGCGACAGACGCATTTCCAGATATCCCTGCCACAATCGTTACATGTCATCATTCGAAACTTTTCCCGGGGATGTCGAGTTCGCTGGGCATCGCGTCAAAACCTGCCAGGACTTCCCGAGCTCGCAGCGTTGCCGCGCGCCGCTCGAGGAAGGTCTGCCCGCCAGGCGCCGGAGTAACCAGCACCCGCAGCGCCTCGGCTACGGCTTGCGAATGGATCTTGATTAGCGCAAGGTCGCGGAGCCGGATTGCTGTGTAGGAGTCAAGAAGGTCTTCGGCGGTCATGATTTTTTCTCCTTCTTCGGCGTCCAGTGCTTGGCGTGGATCTTTATCAGCGCGATTGCTGCGGTGTATTCCTTGGCGTGAACGGTCGTACCGTGAGTCTCTTTGACGGCGGCCGTGAACTTGGCCAGCGTGTTCCAGAAACATCCGGCCTTGACGTACACGCCCGCATCGGTTAGCCACACTTGCAGATTGTCGTTGCGCGACCCGAACGGGCCGAGTTCCAAGTAAGGGCGTTCACCGACCGTCGTTAGCTTTTCACCATCCGCGCCACGGAGGTACGCGCCACGGAGGTCCGCGCCACCGAGGTCCGCGCCACCGAGGTCCGCGCCACCGAGGTCCGCGCCACCGAGGTCCGCGCCACGGAGGTACGCGCCACGGAGGTACGCGCCACGGAGGTCCGCGCCACGGAGGTCCGCACCACGGAGGTACGCGCCACCGAGGTCCGCGCCACGGAGGTACGCGCCACGGAGGTCCGCGCCACCGAGGTACGCGCCACGGAGGTACGCGCCACGGAGGTCCGCGCCACCGAGGTACGCGCCACCGAGGTACGCGCCACCCTTAACGGCGGCCTGTACGCAGAGTTTCAGGGATTCGGTTTCGAGTGAGAACAGAATGCTGGCGGACCAGCGCGATTTGATTTCGAATTTCATGACCGCTCAACCCTGACCAGTCCGTAGCCGAGTTCCTTTCCTTCTGCCTGCAACTGCCAACTGTGTTTCTTGGCTTTGTTGACGGTCTTGCAATCGGCGACGATCTCGCGGCTTTCGGCCTCTAGGATCATGTGGCCTTTCCGGATGTATCTGCATTCTCGTTTCATATACCCTCTTCAGTTAGCGTTTGCTTATCGCGCGGCCGTGGCTAAACGGCGCGTACCCTGTTCCCGTGTCCGGCAGTCGGCCCGGTCTTTGATCGTCTCCAGAATCGCGGCGCCGACCATGAAAAGCGCGGTTGCGGCGAAGGTGGCGTCGAGGATCATCAAAAGTGTTTCGGTGTTCAT